TCAGCTTAAAGCGCTAATTTTGAATAGCGAATCTCTATCTAATTGATAGCAACAATCTAATAAACAAATCCAATACAGTTTATAGCTCTTTCGCCAAGCATCAGCACTGACGCCCAACAATCCAGCGAGCTTAACATCCGTATATTTTTTTGCTGTTTGATTAATTTCTGCTTTTACCGCCTGAATGGCTAGTAAGGTAAGAGATTGAAGTCGTTGCTTAACTTTTTTCGTTATCCTTTTTTTACTATTTAATCGCTGAAACTCATGCCAAATATAGGGAACAATGAGTATTTGCTCACGATAATATTGATAATCACCATAGCAATAGAGTAACCATAAGCGCATTTCGTTAGGCAATTGATGAATACCTCTGCGCCATGATGAAGTGCGATAAGTAACTTCATTAATTAATGGTTTTGATTTTCCTTTGGCATGTTTTTGCTTAATTTTGAGTGGATGTGAGGGGAGTCTGTATCGAGACTTTCTTTCACCCGCATAGCGTATTGGGTTTCTTTTAAACCTATCGGTTACAAGTATTGCTTGTTCCTCCATGGCACTTAACGGCCCATTTTCTATAATACAAACATTCATCAACGCTGTACTTACTCGCTCGCGTATCCACTCAATATTCACTATCGCACCTCTTGGATAATTATCTGCCCCCTTTTTCCCCACACTTTTGTTACCCGCCCATCCCATACACGTGAATCATCGTCAAAAATAGCATCAAGTAATGCTTTTTCGAGATTATCTTTATCCGGTTTTTGTTGATGGGGTTTACCGTTCATTTCGGAGCGTTTAGTTTTACTCCAACTCTTCGGCATGGGTAGAATGAATGTAATGTGGTAATGTGATTCAGGTAGGGTGATTTTGTTTAACTTTACTTCGTCCTTAAACGCAAAATACTTTAAAACTGGGGGACGTTTTTTCCATTTATCAGCCTGAGTCATCCTTGGTTTAGGTACTGGTTCGATATTAAAGACCTTCACACGTTCAACTTCCCTTCTTGGATCAATATGGCTTGCGTTCTCAAAACACCTTCTAGGTGACATTGTTTTGCATACTCCATATCCGTAAATCGTGTTCGTCTATCAACTTCATCGTGACATGCACTACAAGCCCAAGCGCCAAATAAGTCATGCGATTTTATTCCGACGCCACAAAGACCTGACATTCTGTAATGGGCTAAAACAACCGTTTCAGAGTTACCATTACAAACTGAAGGTATTCTAATCTGACATTCACGCCCTTTTGCCTCATTGCGTAAATTCATCATGAGCCTCCTGATTACTATTTTTTATCACTTTAAAATAAAAACGATCATGTTATTAACTGAAATAATCATCACTATTTCCTATTCTTCTTGCTTTCTTTTCAAACTCATATATTCAGAATTACGAGGAATGATGATCGGAATTCCCTTCTCAATGCACCATTGTTCATGTTTCTCCATCATGTAAAGCATCCTTGCTTTATCCATCTTGCTGGTTTTTTCACGCTCACCGTTTTCATTGCGTCCTAGCCAATGTCCAACGAAATATTCATGAGTTTCCTCATTAGTGATGGGCTTTGATAAAACAACTTCACCGACACCATTTTTAATATCGATAACAACGCCACGTGCACGTAACCACTCGCCTGTGGTTTCCATCCACATACGCCATGTTTTATTCATGGGTATGGTTCTTAAATCACGCCACTCGGTGATTTTGATGCGATAGCGTTTACCTGTTGTCACGATTTCGGAGAGCACTTTGAAAATACTGTTGAGATTAGATTTATGGAGACAGATATCATCTGTCACTAAACAACCTCTCCATCATTATTTTTTAAATATACAAACACCTAGTTTCATCTCGGAAATTGCTAAATTAAAATCGTTTACCTCCTTTTTTAACTCTATTTTCTCGCTGATGATCTACTCGATGTTTGTTGTATTCGAGTTTCTCTGTAATAGCGCTTTCGATGTCGTAACCGAACTCTTCCGCATAATCCAAAATACGAATAACAGCATCAGCAAGTTCAACTTCTGCCATTTTTCTATGTGGTAAATGGTAATCCATTAGATCTTTACGCTCTCCCTCCATTGCTTCACTAATTTCAGAATGGATCAAGCAAAGTAAGGTTCCTTTTTCCCTTGGGATATCCCACCATCCAGCCTCAATGTTTTGTTGATGAATTTTTTTCTGTAGTTGTTTTATTGTCATATCTAAAATCCCTCTATCGAATTAAAACGATTTTTCACAATATTTTTTGGGTTCTCGTTTCGGTTGAGCGCGATAAGCAGCCATATATTGATCAACCGGTGTAATACTCAATCCTTGTTGATCAACATACACGGTGCCTGTTTTACCGTGTCGATTGAGCCTTAAAATCATCTCGGTCAGCGTTTCATCCGCATTATCGTGGTACACCGCATCACGATAAATGCCTAACCAATAATCACAATCTTGCTCGATTTGTCCTGTGTCTCTTGAATCACTTGGTACGGGACGTTTGTCAGCCCTGTTTTCTAATCCCCGATTCAGTTGTACAAGCAACACAACCACCGTATTGAGCTCTTTTGCCAATATTTTTAGCCCCTTAGTGATTTCACCATAGGCAATATCATTACGGTCAGCTTTTCCCGCTTGCATCAGAGTGAGGTAATCGACACCAATAAACCCAATATCACCGACTTTGCGTTTGATTTTCCGACTTTCAGAACGAATGTGTTGTAAGGACATGCCAGGTGTATCATCCACCCAAATATTGGGCTCATCTTTAAGGCGACCGATGGCACTGCAAAGCCTATCCCATTCATGCTCCTCTAACTTTTGGTAAAATTTATCTGAATTAATCTGGGTTTGTTGGGCTAGTGTCCGTTCAACAAGCTGTTTATCCGTCATTTCCATGCTGAACAGCAATACAGGCTTACCTTGTTGTGAGACATTTTTTGCCATTTCAGTGAGAACGGTTGTTTTCCCCATCTTAGGGCGAGCACCAATCACGAACAGTGAACCGATAACAATCTGTTTCGGGCTTAATAGGCGGTCAAAATCTTTAAATCCCGTTTTTAATCCTCGATGTTTCTCTGGGTTATCTTGTCGGTCACAAATGTCGGTAAAAACATCATCCAACACATCATCAATTCGGCGCAACCCTGTTTTTTTTCCCATTTTTCCAAACGAAGTGGCTTCATCAAGCAAGCGTTGTGCTTGTTCAATTTTATCCGTAAAACTTAACTCACTTGGCACCATCATGAGTTTTTGAATTTCAACCGTCTTTTCGATAACAAAACGCTGTGCGGAACACTCTCGGATTTTTTTCGCATAAGCCATAATGTTAGCAATACTCGGTGTTTCTCTTGCCATCTCAGCAAGATAGGCAAAACCACCTGATTGATTAATTCGCCCTTTTGACTCCAGATAATCCGTCACCGTCATGATGTCTATTGGCATACGTTGGGTATACATTTCTCGCAGAGTGAGATAGATAATTTGATGGTGTCGGGTATAAAAATCTTCAGGTTTTAGCAGTGAAAAAATTGATTGCGCATTATCACTTTGCGGGTCAAGCAGTAGTCCTCCAATAACATTTTGTTCCGCCATTAAATTATTCGGAACTTGGTTCATCACAGTGCTCCTTCCCTTGTTTTGAGTACCGTTTCAGGTCTGAGTAAATAATCAAAATTTGCTCGCCAACCTCGATTATTTTCGCCGAAATACCAAGCACTCGCCGTTTCCATAAAATAATCAAAATAATTTTTAGCTGATTCAACTGTGGGTTCTTTGAGCTCTTTCAGGAATTTGGATATTGCTCGTTTGCGTTTGTCATTCAGTGATTCGGCATTGGGTAATCTATCCCCTGCCGATTCGTTGAAGGCTTGCATAATTTCCTGATAAGGAATGTTAGCTTGCCGATTAATTGAAATCTGCTTTGCAGGTTTCGAGTCGTCAGACGATAATTTTTTAGGGTTAATTGACTGGTTAAAAGACTGACTGGTTCTGGGTAAAATTTTTTGACTACCCCCTAGTCCAACCGTTTGACTACCGTGGTCAAATTCTTTGACTACCTCTGGTACAGAATTTTGACTAGGTGGTACTGTATTTTGACTACCGTCATCAAGAGATTTAGCCTCCAAATCCAGAATATATAAATTGGAAGTATGCCCCTTATCTGTTTTTCGCGTAACTTTACGAACAAACCCTTTTTTACATAAACTTTTAATGTGGTTTATCGCACTTTGACGGCTAATTTCGCAATGACGTGCAATAGTCTCATAAGAAGGAAAGCACTCACCTTTATCATTGGCATTATCAGCAAGTTTCAGTAGCACCATTTTTTGTGCTGTACTCCCCACCTGTAATTGCATGGCTTTTGCCATTAGAAGCATACTCATTTTCGCTCTCCTAATAACTTATCCCGATGTGCTTTCCTTAATTTTGCGTCTTTCAATGCTTCCTTTAAACGCTGACAACCTAGTGGGGTTATTTCTTGTAATAGCCTATTTCTCATGATGTTTTTATGCTCATCACAGCCATTAAATTCATGATTTATTCTTTGTCTCATGGTATAATTTCTCCATTCCAAAGCTGTATCAAAAAAGGGAAACCGAAGTTTCCCCTTGTGATAAAAACTGGATATTGATACAGTGTATTTGTACGTTAAATGGTGAATTCCATTGAACAACACGCCTCGTTTGTTGCCGCAATCGAGGCGTTTTCTTTTATTTTCATTTGAGAAAGTTCACCCATTTGTTTCCACAAAAATCGGTACTCTTCTTCTGAGATTTTTCGTTCTCCTTCCATCACAAAATCAATAATTCCCGATGCGACAAGCGTTTCGCATATTTCAGGATATTTTTCAGTTCGACGTAGGATAGTTGAATCATGAACACCTAACGTTCTAGCCACGGCAGACTGAGTTTTATTTCTCAATGCTTGTAATGCTGAAGCTATTAGGTGGTTAGAGATAAATTGATTGAATTGTTTGCGTGTATTTGCGCATTCCATTGTTTAAAGTCCTTATGAGTTAACTAAGGGACAATAATGATCCGTGACTCATTCCGTATGAGTTGATATTGGGGGAAGAGTTGTCGCTTTATCAGCGACTCCGTAGCAGTCAAGAACCCTGCGGTTATTAAAGAACGTGGTGAAATCAAGCTACTTTTGGAGGGAAAACGTCGTCTAAAGAACAATTTGCCCCTAATTTTTGTAATGCTTCAACAATAGCTCGGCAGTCATTTAAGCTAGGAGTTCTAATGTTTAACTCATAGTTAGCAATTCGTGACTGCCCCCATCCTATTGATGAAGCTAAAACAGCTTGAGAAATTCCCAGTTTTTTTCGCTGTTCTGCGATATTGTTCATGTGTGTATCCTCCTTGTTTATTTCAATATTACACACAATATGTGATTAACTGTCAACCACAAAACGTTTAAATACATTTATCACGGTTTGTGTTAAAAGGTATACATGAAAAAAGTAAATGAAGTTATTGGCGAAAGGTTAAAATCCATTCGTGAATCAAGAGGGCTAAGTCAAGCTCAATTAGCTAAATTGTGCGGCTACTCTGCTGCGTCCAGAATAGGAAACTATGAGCTTGGAGAGCGCAAGATTAGCGCTGATGATGCGATTGTTATAAGTGAAGCTCTTGGTATATCACCTGCCGAATTAATGTTTGGCAGTCAAAGTGAGCAAGTGATCAAAAATTATGAATACCCTCTATTCACAAAGGTACAGGCCGGCGCTTTCTCAACAGAATTTAACTCATACACCCAGAAAGATGCTGTGTCGTGGATACCTACAGCTAAGAAAGCTAGTGAACGTTCTTTCTGGTTAGAAGTTGAAGGTCAATCAATGACAGCACCACCAGGAGGCAAGCCAAGCTTTCCAGAAGGAATGCTTATCTTGGTTGATCCAGAGGAAGAAGTTGAGTTCGGAGATTTTTGCGTCGCGCGTTTACTGAATGATGAATTCACATTCAAACGATTGATTAGAGATGGTGGAATTGAGTATCTAGAGCCATTAAACCCTCGCTTCGATCTGATCCCTATTAACGGGAATTGCACAATCATAGGTAAGGTAATCAAATCACAATGGCCTGACGACACGTTTTAGGGTGTGGGGAATAAAAACGTAATATGATTTAAATACATGGATAATTTTATGCAAAATTTAGATAATGCGCTGCAAGGATTTATAACATATAACATTGATAAGTTTAAGGAAAAACACTTTCCTGATGCTGATATTGTGTCTTATTATGGTGGAATAAATTTTTGGTCTAAACATGCATTCCAACCAACAGTATCTTTTCTTGGTAAAGCAGCCCAAAAAAGGAGAGTAAAAAAACTGGTAATTCTACTTCAGACGACAGGTGGGAGTGTAGAATCAGTTGAAAAACTGGTAGAAATAACAAGATATTTCTACGACGAGGTATATTTTATAGTTCCTGACTTTGCTATGTCAGCTGGAACAATATGGTGCATGTCAGGTGATAGAATTTATATGGATTATGCGTCATCGCTAGGCCCCATAGACCCACAAGTAGCCAACCCAGATGATAAATGGGTTCCAGCATTAGGTTATTTAGATAAAGTAGAAGAGATTATAAAAAAATCCGAACAAGGGGTTGTTACTCAAGCAGAGTTAATGATGCTTAACCGTTTAGACCTTGCCGAACTTCGAAGATATGAGGAAGCAAGAGAATTATCAAAAGAACTCTTGAAAAAGTGGCTTGTTGATTATAAATTTAAAGAATGGAATTATAAAGAGAGTTCAGGTGAAGTCGTTAGTTTACAGGATAAAATGGATAGAGCGGAAGAAATAGCTATACTATTATCTGATAATAAACGATGGCACTCACATGGTAGATCAATTGGCATTAAAACTATAATTGATACTTTAAAGTTAAAAGTTGAAGATTACTCAGGCGATGAGGATTTCTCAGCTGAAGTTATTGATATCCATAATTTATTACTTCAATTTGCAATGAAATCAAATCAAGAAATAGTTGTCATAGGGTCAACACCATTTTTAGATGAAGAAGACCCACAACTGGAGATAGAAAATGAATAAGGCTACTAACTCAAAAATCATTACAAATGTCATTTCTATAAGAAATAAAGAAATAAATGAAAGACAAGTAAAAATGATTCGTGATCTTGATGATATGGGGTTGTTAGTTACACCTTCGTTCAATCTCAAATGCTCCCCATCGGCATATTTTCAACCTAGAAATAATTAACACCATTAAGAATGACCCTCAGCCCTCCCCGCGAGGGCTTTTTTGTACCCTCTCCCCTCCAAAGAGGTGATCTCCATTCCAATCTTATGTGACAAACAACACATTCCGTGTTTATTTACCATTTATTTTATATTTCAAATCATCGACTTAATTTAAAAACAAATAAATAAACACATTTTGTGGTTGACATTAAAATCACAATTTGTGAATATACTATCCATCAACGGAACACAGCACGTTGATGTTCTTTAACAACGATGGTAGCAAGCTGTGTATTAGCTATCAGAAAGGCGACGCTGATAAAGCGTCAACCTTCTCAGAAGGTTTTGGGATTGGTGTAGAAGATGGCGTGACGTAGCCACTTTCGCATAGCGGATCATGATTAGTCACATGACTATGCCAATCACCAAAGCCAACTGTTTGGAGGATATATGGCAACTATTACAGTTAAAAAATCACGCAAGCCTGAGTTTTTACGTGGAGCATCTGCAAATAGACGTCACGCCAGACGGAAAGCAGAAGCTATTGCAAAAAAGAATATTGAGTTGAAATTAGAATCAGTATTTCCTCAGGAGAAAAGACTTACATCAGTAGAAAAAACACTGTCATTAAGTCACATACCAGTTACTAGAAGTATTGAACCTAAATACCAACCATCGGTAGATAACTGTTGCTTACCTAATGTAGCAGTATTTTCAGGAGTTAAAACAAAACAGCCGAGCAGTGAGTTTGGGGTGACGGCGAGATAAAGCCCATGAATGGGCTTATAAAATTAACCGCAGATTAAGCGTAATAATTTAAGTTTTGTTCGGAGTTTAGTTAACCCGGAAAAATCAGAGGTTCCTAATCTAATCTCGGTTTTCACTGCAGCTATTTCTTCTAATGATGACCAAATTGAATTGTCAGATAATTCAATCTCCAGCATATGAAAACGTAAGTCCTCATCGGTATATTTCGACTCTTGTGTGTATAAACGCAGGTAATCATAAGCTCTTTTTCTTGCACTACCAGACATTTTACCGAATTGAAATACAGTCTGTATACCAGTAAGTACCACAACAAGAACACCAAACAAAAACGGGTTTCCGTTCAAAATAATTGATGAGCCGAAAATAAGAGTTAACACTGAAATGATCTTATCTATACGTCCAGTCGCTGTTGCGTACAGCTTCTCTAGATAATGTGAATATAAAATTCTAGCAATTACATCTTGTCGGCTCATATATATCCTTATTATTTACCATTATCCCCTGTTTTTGCAGGTGGTGGTGGAGGTGGGGTTTTAATTAATCTTGACGGCATATGATCATTAACAAACACCGTCTTAGTCGTAGTGTTTGACGATTTTTTATCGCTCATAATTCAATCCTATCATTACTTTGGAGTGATTGAATTATACACAAATTTCTTGCGTTGGGGAATGTAATAAACCACCTCGCCTGACGTGGTTAAAAGCGGGCACAGTTAACTAATTACAGTCCATCAAGGTGGGCTGTGGTGAGTTGATTAATAGATAGGAGATAGAGATGGAAATATGGTTTAAGGAATTTGAGTCACATGGACGTCAGATTCTAATCAAGAAAGCTCATGACGCAGATGAGCAAAAAGTCGGAGTACAGTATTGCTGGCCTGAGAAGATTTTCGATGTCGACTTTGGATTATGGATAGATTACGACGACAATGATGAGGAAGGCTGTAATAAAGCGGAAGAAGCACGCAACAAGCTATTCGACACTATCGATCAGGAAGCAGTAGATACCACAGTGAGTAACTTAATTCAAAAACTCAAGCTTGATGACTAGCATCGTGTTTAGTTAATAACGGAGGGGGTATGACATGGGAAAAATGACATTCGTAGTTGAGTATGAAGATGGCAAGGAGCCGTCTGTTAATGCAGGAACGGAGATATTAGGCGGTAAATTGTTATCAGTTGGATTTAATGACTACTGAGATGAACAACTAACTCAGGATGAAGTTAGTGCCTTAAATCACGCAATTAACTTTAACGACTTGAAAGAAACCTGCAAAGACTTTGAAGTTAGTTATGACGAAGTTGTAGCAAAACTCTAAAGCCCTAGGTCAGCAGTAACCCACCGCACCAACACCAGAGAAACCATATAACAATCGCTATCTCAATAGTGAGAATTTCGCATGAACATAGACACTATATTCAGCGTCCTACTTCTATTCGCAGTTATTTCATTAAGTCTAATTATCGCAAGGTAAATTATGAAAATTAACCAAGATATTTTCCGTCTGGCGCAAGCTCAGGCGCAGGTAGCTATTCGCCAGAAATGTGAGGATATCTGGTGGTTAGCAATGGAATTACTCAAAGAAAGCTATCAGGAGGGTTTATGCAAATAGCCTTCAAAAATGCTCAAGGAATGAGGGTTAACACAGACGGCAAAACAGTCATGGAATTTGACGAAAGTAGCAAGCTTAGTATTGAGACAGGAAGTTTCGCTGAGCTGGCTAAATTAACGGAAATTGACCCCGTGGAAGCCCTGCAATGGATTATGCAGTTCGACAAGGAAGAGATTGACAGGATTGTCAATGAAGCAAGTAAGGATGTCCCTATTTCTAAGCTGGCTCTGCTAAGGAGGGTTGCGTGACTCAGATTCTAGATATGTGCTGTGGTAGTCGCATGTTCTGGTTTGACAAGGAAGATAGCCGAGCAATTTACAGCGACATCCGCGCAGAGAAACATATTTTATGTGATGGCAGGAAGTTAAATATCACACCAGACATTATCGCTGATTTTAAAAACCTCCCCTTCTCTGACGGCTCGTTTTATCAAGTTATATTCGACCCGCCTCATTTAATTAGAGTTGGCCACAACGCATGGATGTTTAAAAAGTACGGACGATTAAATAAAGAATCATGGAAAGACGATTTATCAAAAGGATTTAGTGAAGCATTTCGTGTGCTCAGACCTGGAGGGACATTGCTGTTCAAGTGGAATGAAACGCAAATACCTACCAAGCAAGTTTTAGCGCTAACTGACCAAAAACCAACTATAGTGCAACGTGTAGGGAAAAATGATAAGACGCACTGGATCTCTTTTCTTAAGGAGGTTAAATGATTACCAACACATACGGACTCAGAAACGACTGGTACGAACGCCAAATGGAACGAGAAGCGTTTGTTAATTCTCAGGAAGAGAAAATATCAGTTGATGAGGTTATGGATAGCCTACCAGAAGAACTACTGTGCATGGATTTAGCAAGGAAGTTAAACCCAGTATTTGAAATTAGTCCCCAAGCACTGGATGCAGTTTTAGATGGAATTAGAACGGCTATTCAGATAGGGATAGATAAAGAGGTTTTAGGATGAAACCCGGTATCTATTACGATATTTCAAATGAGGACTATCACCATGGATTAGGGATCAGTAAATCTCAGTTGGATTTAATAAGCGAAATGCCAGCCGAATATATTTGGAGCAAGAAAGCCCCTGTTGATGAAGAAAAAATAAAGGCATTGGATTTCGGGACTGCTATCCATTGTCTTTTGTTAGAACCAGATGAATACAGTAAGCGATACAAGATAGGCCCTGATGTAAATCGTAGAACAAACGCAGGGAAGCAAGAGGAAAAGGAATTTCTCGAAATGTGTGAAAAGGAAGGTATCACACCTATTACTTATGAAGATAACAGGAAGTTGATGCTCATGAGAGATAGTGCAATGGCGCACCCTATCGCAAGATGGTGCTTAGAAGCTAACGGAGTAGCTGAGAGTAGCATTTATTGGAATGATGAAGATACGGATATTCTTTGTCGTTGCAGACCAGATAAACTCATTCAAGATCACCATTGGATTGTTGATGTAAAAAGTTCCGCTGACATTCAACGATTTGACCGCTCCATGTACGAATATCGATATCACGTACAGGACTCTTTTTATTCTGATGGATATAAATCATTAACAGGTGAACCTCCTGTATTTGTCTTTCTCGTTGTCAGCACGACTATCGACTGCGGTAGATACCCCGTTAGAGTTTTCAATTTAGACCAACAAGCAAAAGATATTGGTCGAACAACCTACAAACAAAATTTAAGAACGTATGCGGAATGCCTAAAAACGGATGAATGGGCAGGTATACGCACATTATCACTGCCCTACTGGGCTAAGGAATTAAGGAATGAGTAACCCACCATTAGCTCAAGCTGACTTACAAAAAACACAAGGTACAGAGGTAAAGACCAAAACAAAGGATCAGCAACTAATTCACTTCATTAACCAGCCAAGCATGAAGGCGCAGTTAGCGGCCGCCCTTCCTCGCCACATGACACCAGATCGCATGATACGGATTGTGACAACGGAGATTCGCAAAACTCCAGCACTTGCAAATTGCGACATGCAGAGTTTTATCGGTGCTGTTGTGCAGTGTTCACAGCTAGGATTAGAGCCCGGTAATGCCTTAGGTCATGCTTACCTACTCCCATTCGGCAATGGTAAAGCAAAGTCAGGTCAATCGAATGTGCAACTAATCATTGGCTACCGTGGAATGATTGATCTGGCTCGTCGCTCAAATCAAATAATCAGCATATCAGCCAGAACGGTAAGGCAAGGCGATAGCTTTCACTTTGAGTATGGACTGAATGAAAATTTAACGCACGTACCGGGTGAAAATGAGGACTCACCAATTACACACGTTTACGCTGTCGCAAGGTTGAAAGATGGCGGTGTCCAGTTTGAAGTTATGACGCATAACCAAATTGAGAAAGTCAGAGCATCAAGTAAAGCAGGGCAAAATGGCCCTTGGGTTTCTCACTGGGAAGAAATGGCGAAGAAAACCGTTATCCGTCGCTTGTTTAAATATCTACCTGTCTCTATCGAAATGCAGAAAGCGGTAATTCTTGATGAAAAAGCAGAGGCTAATGTCGATCAGGAAAACGCCTCAGTATTTGAAGGCGAGTTTGAGGAGGTGGGTGCTGATGGCAATTAACACAATAACGGCAAGTGGAAACTTAGGTAAAGATTGCGAACAACGATGGACGCCAAATGGTAAGGCGGTTGCATCTTTTAGTTTGCCAGTGAAACAAGGCTACGGAGAGCACGAAAAAGTATCTTGGGTTATCTGCAAGATGTTTGACCCTAAAGCTGAAAAGTTACCTCCGCACCTAACCAAAGGAATAAAGGTTACGGTTACTGGTGAGTTCGTTATGGAAGAATGGACAAGCCAGAACGGTGAGAAAAAATCAGCGCCGGTAATTATCGTTGATCAATTAGATTTTGGTGGTAACGGTGGTAATCAGGCAGGAAGCCAGAAGACACAGCAGAATCAAGGATGGGGCCAACCACAGCAACCGCAAGCGCCAAAACAAGCATCGAGTAATCAAGCGCCGCAAAGTGAGCCGCCTCAAGATTGGGATGACCAAGAAATACCCTTCTAACCACCCTACCCGTTTAACCAAAGGATATAACCATGAACACACCTGAGAAATTGCAGGATTTTATTTATTATTTAACTAAAGACGCCGCCCGAAATTCATTTGAAGAATGGCGGGAAGATATTGGAATTAGTTATGAACAATACGCCGAAATAAAAGAATGGTTCAAGCAATTTGATATTAAGCCATACGTTTAATTATAGGGCTCAGTGCAAGGATGCAAACAGGAGATAGATATGAAAAAACTATATTGTCTAGAGTGCTCTGCTTATTTAGAGGGTGGTGATGGTGAATGCAAGGATTGCCACTGCGGATGGAAGCAACCAATGGAAGAAGAAAAGCAATCAACACCTGAACAGTTACAAGAAGAAAATGAAAAGTTGAAAGAAGTTCTTTTTGCTGGCGCTTTCTTAATGGCTAAAGCGGTTCATAAATATGATTTCGGTATTGGAATGGAAGAGCAAGCCACCGACTTTATGAAGGACGCAGAGGAACTTACAGGTAATAAGCTACCAAAGTTCGCATGATAATTTAACTCTCAGGGATGCAATAAGAGGAATGAATATGAGTAAGCAGATGGTTTTAGTTGCAAGGACAAACAAGGTTGGCTCTGACTCTGAATGTGGGCTGGGCATTACTGAGGACTAATGGGATAAATTAACCGAAGAAGAACAATCAGGATATATCAATACTGCAATTGATAATCTTGTTGATTGGTATGTGAAGACAGAGGGATAAGGTGGAGTGATGGATAAATACCTTTATTTAATTTAACATTTTGTCACCATGAATTAACTACGGTGATATTGCAATGGCTGAAAAAACGAAATTAGCTATTCATATAGCTAAAAAATTAAGGAAATGTTTTGACGAGTATTACAACGAGATAGCAAGAAATATTAACTTTCCATTTCATGCATTCCCTCATAATTCCTGTGAAGGAGCTTCTGCACTGCTTGGTGGAGTACTAAGTAGAAAATTAAATACAGAAGAAATATTTATTATAAATATATATAGCTCCACTTTGTCAGGTGAACATTACTTTGTTGAATTTGAGGAGTTGTATTACGATTTAACATTCGATCAATTCAAACTTGGTAAAGGTATAATTATTGCTGAAGAAAAAGAATATCTTGATAGCATAACAACGAAGAGCATTTCAAGAAGAAAGGTTATTGACTTTCTTAATGAGTTCTATCTAGAAGGTGAGAATCATAAATTTAACACAGAGCAAGCTATAAAAAACCTAATGTACCATATTTAACTATACGCCCTGCATTGCAGGGTTTTTTATACCTAAAATTCAGGAGTAAGCATGGATGAATCAAGGCAGCAATTTGAAGCGTGGTTTAATTCTGGTCACGGAGAATTGCCTTATAGCGATAAAGGCAAGGAGGATTTAAAGACTTTATTATTTCAATCTTGGCAAGCATCACGCGAGAGTTTAATTAATGGCTTAGAGCCTGTTGGTTATATAACATCAAACGGGTTCGATAATATAAAAGAATATGGATATACCCATCTAAATGAAGAAAGAAGTGAAAAAATAAATATACCACTCTATAAATTAGATTAAATAACCATGCAAATAATCGAATATGTATTACACATGTTAATACAGGGTTCTGCTGTGCCTGTTACGGAAGATATTTATACGCAATCGGAATGCAATAAACGTGCTGAATATTTAATGTCAGTGAGGAATGTTAAAGTTGTTTGTGGAGAGGTATGGAATGAAAGATAAATATTATGCTGGCTTGGAAAATTACAAAGATTGTATTGAGATTGAACCTACAACAAAAGATTGTTTTATTTTAAATACTCCATCTTGGAATATGGATGTGACAAAACAAGACTTAATTGACATCAGAAATACTATTAATGAAATACTAGGAGATGATAATGAATAAATACACCGAACTATCTGATTTCGAGATTAATTTATTAGTAGCTCAATCTGTTTTACCTGAAACGCAATACGATGTAATTAAACAAACAATGGATATTATCCAATTCCTTGTTGATGGCTCGTTTGGTTATCGCTTTTTCGACCCATGCAATAACCCATCAGACGCAATGCCGATTATTATTGAAAATAAAATAGGGTTATCACCAATGTACCATTCTAATAAATGGACAGCTGACTGCCTTGATTATGACTTCATGTCAGTAAATAAAAACCCATACCGTGGCGCTATGGAAGTTTTTTTAATGATGAAGGATACGGAGAATAATCAATGAAACGAATTACATTATCAGAATGGAATAATAAATATTTCGCTAACCCTAGAAGTCAACGGCAATTATCTCGCTATATAAAGGAAGGTAGGTTATACCCTGCTCCAGAAAAGGTTGGTAGAGAATATGAGTTAGAGCCGTGGACAATTCTAACAAATGACAAAATGGTAAGGGAACCGCAATATTTAATGGAGAAAATTAATGGGCAGAAGCAGAAGTGCAAAGAACAAGGGTTTACCGCCTAACTTGTATTTGCGTAAAGGGATTTACTATTACAGGGATGTAAGAACTAAAAAGGAATTTTCTGTTGGCTCAAACAAATCATTAGCAATAACCGAAGCCATACAAGCCAATTTGGCTATTTATAAACCTAAAGAGTCATTAGTTGACAGAATTAATAATGTTCACTGTGTAACATTGCATGAGTGGCTTGATACTTATAGGGAGAAAGTAAACAACAGGGGGTTAAAAGAGAAGACGCTCTACGATTACGAATCAAGAATAAAGTTAATCAAATTACACTTTAATGACTGTCCAATTGAGAATGTAACACCAAGAGATGTAGCCACATTTATTTCAGAGTACCCTAAAAAGGCAATGGCAAAATTACTAAGGTCCACTATGCTAGATGCCTTTAATGAAGCTATTGCGGATGGTGTGATAAAGGAAAATCCCGTTTCCGTGACAAAGCCACCAAAAACAAGTGTTCAGCGATCAAGGTTATCACTAGAAGAGTTTAAATACGCCTTGGAGCACACAAATGACAAATATAGGCATATGTTCCTATTGGCGATACTTACAGCTCAACGTATTAGCGATATTATCAATATGAAGTGGGATGATATAAAAAATGATAGGCTGTATGTCACTCAAATAAAAACAGGTTCTAAAGTAGCAATACCACTCTCATTAAGACTGGAGTCTATTAGTTATTCTATTAAAGATGTTTTAAATCTCATGAATAGGAGCTCAGATAAAATCTGTGGCAATACCACAGCAAAAACATTAAGAGGTAAATTTATCGAAGCCCTACCTGAGTATTTAGAGAATAAACCAACATTTCATGAAATTAGAAGTTTATCTGCAAGATTATATGAAGAAGAAAAAAGTGCTGAGTTTGCAAAGAAAATACTTGGCCACAAATCTATGAGAATGACAGATAAATACCTTGATGATAGAGGTAATGGCTACGTTGAATTGTGA